TTCCAACTTACACCATCAGCAGTATTAGGTACATTGCCTAATCTACCAGTACCCATATTCCAATCGGCAGCTAGTGGGTGTGAATATAAAGTATAGTTTAAAGGTATGGATGAGGCGTTAGCTAAATATAACTTTAAATAAGCATCAAAACTACCAGTACCTATTTTACTAGCGATTATATCGCTGATTTGAGCAGAAGGGAATTTAATAACGGAACGTGACACTTCATCAGTACCATTAATAGAATAATAAGTGCTAATCTCTAATATTTCATCTAACCCTGTATTAATAGTAGGATAAAATGAATATAGAGTAGCACTCTTTTCGGGGAATATTTTGTAGATTGCCATAGTTAGTAATTACTACATATAAATATGTTAACTACCAAACTATTTTACGCTAATAGTGCGTAATATTCTTTAAAGTGTTTAATACGATCCGGTAAACCTATCGTACCACCGTTAACACGTTTAGTAATGGATGTAACAACTGCATCAGTTGCACCACCATCTGCTAATTTATGTAAGCCATTTTTACTAAAGAACCAAGCAGCGGATGCTAATGGATATTTTGTTGCAACTAAATCAGGAGTAGCAGATAAATCTTCATTAATTGATTTACCAAAAGCAATATAATTATCTTTACCTGTTAATTGAATAAATCCTCTACCATGAAACTTCCAACCTTCACCACTTGCTTCTAATCCATTACCCATTCTACCACCATATACTTTGTTGGCAATTTTCTCTGGTTTTCTTTCGTATGGAACTGCTGATTCTAATGTTGGAAAATACTTTTTAAATATTCCGTTTAATCCTTTAGCTCCATAATTTAAATTTTCTTGTACTAATTTAAAACCACCTGATTCGTGACCACACTGTGCTAAAAAGTGGGCTAAACGTAATGGGGTATTAATTTCAAATTTATCCTGGATACCAGGGATTTGAGTAATTACTGTGTCGGGAATGTGCCCTTTTAATTTGTCTAAATTCATAATTTTTATTTTTAATATGTAACAACTCTACCTTGAATATCTGTATCAGGATATCTTACTTCAAATATGCAAGGATCTGCTGATGGATATATATTTCCGTTTCTAGTGGCTCCTGCTATATCATATCCTAAAGTAGAATAAGTATTTCCATTTATATCTTCTTTATTAGTTATTTCTAATTTAACTACAGATTGAACACCCTTTGTTTGTAACAAAATAACAGTAATTTCTGATAATACAATTGGGCGGTTAATTTGCCATTTATCTATGTCAAAATAATTTTTTAGATTATTAATACATTCTTGTAATACAAGTTGATTATTAAAACCACCAACTACTGTTATATCAAAATTAACCCCTATATTAATATAGAAAGCATCCTTTATATTAATAGCATCTGTTACCATTCTATATTCATTCAAATATGTTGATAAATTTTCCTTTAATATTGTTGTTGCTTGAGTTAATTGTTTATTTGAATTATAAGCTAAAATATACATATCTAAAGATAATGGATTTGAAGTTGCTGTTGGTGCTACAGTTTGTTGCGGGTTAGAATTTAAATCTTGTGTAACATATACTTTAGATATACTACCATAATCTGATGGAAGTGATAATGCTCTAACAATATAATCATTTTTAGTTACAGCACGTAATTGAGATGAGTGAGCATATAAGGCATTATTTCTAATCTCTTCTATTTCATCAGCATTTCTACCACCTGAAGATGGATTAGGATTAGTAGATATTAGGCTATTTTTAATAGTATTGTCGGTAATTAGTGATTTAAAATATACTGGTGTTAAATCAATATTTGTTAAATCATTAGCAGGTACATTTGAAATAATACCACCACCAATTAAATATCTTACTGTTAAAGTAGTATTAGATGGAGCTAAACCATATTCTTGAGTGTAAAATATTGAAGTTTGATTATAATCATCTAGTAAATTAGATATACCTGGTGCTAAACCTAATTGAATATTATCAGGTGTAGGAATTATATCATCATCAGATTTATTTGAAACTCCAGCTCCAAATTCTAACTGTAAACTATTATCAGATAATAATCTTGAAACAAATCTACGTGGAACACGCTTTAATTTTAATAAATAAGGAACTTGATCAGAATTATATGTTGGATTGGATAATTTATCGTAAATTGTTGATTGAGCTAAATAAGGAACTTCGTACCAAAGATTACCATCACTATCAGTTACATCTAATATTTGTAACACATTAGTATCACTTATGTTAATAGTAGAAAATTTCTGTGGAGTTGTAAAATCAAAAGTAGCTTCTTTTATTTCAGCCGATATAGCGGGAATTGATTTTCTAACTAAAAAAGTATCATTATCATAAAAAGTAATAACTGCACTTCCTGTATCTGTAAAATCTACTTGTTGGGTAGTAAGAAACTTAATACCAGTAGAAATTGAAGTTATAGTTGTATTGGAAGGAACTATTAAACCATATGTTGTATCAGGAATTAAAGGATTTGAACCTGGTAAAGAGGGCATTTGTTGATATAGATCAATTGTAGCAGAAGAGGCATATGATGCTTTAGGTCTATATCCTAAAACATAAGACATAGCATATAAATTTTCTTTTTCCTTAGCATATAATAAAAAATTTTCTTGAATTTGATTATCAAGATAAAATGACATTACATCACCAACATATGAAGCCATTTCAATAAACATAGCTCCAGGGTTAGCATCTGAAAAATCATTATATGCTGTTGGAAAATATGTTTTAGCATAGTTAATTAGATTAGATTTAAAATCACTAAAACTTTTATTTAAATATTGTATATTATTATCTGCCATTATTATTGAAATTGTACTGTTACTTGATCCGGGGTGTTTGAAATTCTTAAACGATAGTCTATAGTTACATCTAAAGTATTATAATCAATATTAGGTTCTATGGCAACATTTGTTAATTCTACTTCAGGAATAAAAATGTTAATAGCATCTATTATTTTAACTTGTAATAAATCTGTATTAGATTGGGTTATATTGTCAAATAATGATTTTCTTAAATCAGCGCCAAATTCAGGATTCATTATTCTTTCACCCTTATCTGTTAGTAATAAATTAATTAAATTAGATTTAATTTGTTCTTTAGTACTATATGTTTTATTAAATACGCCTTTAGCATTAAAAGGTAATGATACCCCAATTACAATATTCTTTTGTAAATCTAGTGGATTTACTCGTATCGTTTGAGGTATTGGCATATTATCCTAAATTACTTAATCCTGCTTTATCTTGAGCAGTCATGTTGTTTGCAGCATCTGCTATAAAGGCGGCAAATGGATTACCACCTGCTTTATCTACTTGCAACCCACCTTGTTGTGGTACTTGATCATAACCCAACATATTTCCCATTTTACTGGCTAATTGAGCGCGTAAAGCAGGGTTAGGTGCTACATCATTGCTTGTAAACGACATTGTACGATTTTCACGTAATGCTTTTTTCTCTTGTTTAGCCATGTGCTCTTCAAGAATGTATGGTAACTCTTCATGAATAGCATCAATTACGGCTTCTTTAATTAATTTTTTAAATGCTTTAATGTTCATAATTATAAATATTTTATCCTTGTAAATCTTGTTGATCAATAATAAATTTTAGTTGGTCTACTAGTTGTTGTGGGTTTAAAGTAAATGAGAAATCACTTTTAATTTGTTCAACTTCTCTAGTATTAACAGCTACAGCGTAATGACGCTTATTTCCTCTTACTACAAACTTAGAATCATTTTCTTGTTTAATAACAAATCTAAATCCTTTATAAGTACCAAAATCATTAGCTGTTGGTGGTGTGATTTCATTAGCTAATTGTAATAATCCATTATCATTAATATTATTAATATCAGCTGATGGATTTCGTTTTGCTAATTGTTCTTGTATACATGTAGATCTACGCAATCTATTATAATAATCCTGGTCAATCTCCCCAGGGAAACGATTAGTATCACATAATGGATCTTCACTAGAATTTCTGATTTGATCTATGTAACTGTTTAATTCATCATCAGTTAATAATTCTAATGTTTTAGCTTCAATACTTTCATTAATTTCTAATAACTGTCTTTTTAACCCCTCTAATATAGCAATAGCTGATTGTAACATTGGAATTAAAATAGATAATATAGCTCCTATACTATCACGTATTTTTTTAGCATTAGACCACAATATACTTAATCTTTTAGCTATAGGAGCAAATGGTGCTGGTAGAATATTTAATAATGCTACTAATACTCCAAACACAGTTAATATAATATTTAAAGTATTTAATATTTTTAATAGAGAATTTATTCTAGATTGTTGTTGATTAATCTTACTAATACATCCATTTCTAGCTATTCTAGCTTGGTTTAATTGAGGAAGAGTAACTGCTTCTCGTATAATAGTATTAGTTTTATTTACCAAGTTTTGTAACCTAGCATTATCTGCTATGATTTTAACAATTTCTTGTACTACAATAGCCCCAGCTATTACTGCTAAAGTTTTAAATATATTTCTTTTTAATTGCTGAACTTTTTCAGACTGGTAAAATGCTTTTCTACTTTCTCTATCAAGTTTAATTTTACCTACTTCCGTTTTAAATTCTAAATATTTCTCTACAGCAGGACTAATTTTATCTTCAATTATTTTTTTTAATCTAGCTTCTAAAGTAATCAATAAATTATCAACTATTCTTTTTTCAGCTTGATATCTATCATTTTCCTGAATAAGAGCTTCTTGGTATTCTTCTTCAGTTAATAAAGGAGGTGTATCAATTACTCTTCCAAATTCATAAGAAGTTTTAGGTTCTTTATCTAAAGCTAATTTAATTAAATTTTCAATATGAGTTTTTTCTAATTGAACTTTTCTTAAAATAGTTCTTTCAATTTCATTTTTTAACTTTGTAATAACATCTAAAACAGATCCAATTACTTTTTGTTTTACATTATCTATTATTTGCTGTCCAAAAGCTTTTGGATCTTTAATATTAGCTACAATATTATTAATATTTGCGGGAATGTACGATGATATGTTGGATTGTAAGTCAGACATTATATAGTAAATGTAGATTTAGATAATAATAATTGGATTCTATTATAAAAAGTTTCTAATTGGGTTTGTAAAGTTTCTGAAGAAGCTCTTAACTTAGATGCAGGGCTACCTTCAGGATCAGTAGATGCTGATGTAAGACTAAGAGCAAAACCATCTAGTGCTGCTACTAAATCTAAAAGAAATCTAGCTGTTTGATTCCCTAACATTAAAGGTTCTGTAGGTAATGTATCATTAGATTTAGTACCTAAAAATATTTTAGGACTTATAGGGGATAGTGATGGATTAGTTAAAGATCCTTCTTTTATGTTTAAATGAATCCCTCTACTAGCATTAAGATTAATTATATTATTAGTAGAAATTTCAACATTATTTTCAGCAAACAGCATTACATCATCAAATTTAGAATTTAATATAATTCTTCCTGCGTTTAATATTACTTGAGATTCAGTGTAGTCAGGAATACTAATTGGTAAAGTGATTGGATTAAAAGGAACTATTAAATTATTTCTTAAAGGAATACTTTGATTAGAAGTTAAATATATTGAAGAATCATCTTGATTTATTTGTTCAAGATAAAAATCTTTTTTAGAATCATAAGCATGTCCATTAGATATTATAGTAATAGGTTGAGTCTCTAATCCAACTTTACTCCATTCATTTGCATTACTAAATACTCTTGCAGTTCTTCCTAAACGAATTGAATTACCTGATCTGCCTTTAATAATATGATCACCTTCGTAGCTTAATAAATTTCTAATATTCTTATTTTCAACAAAATTTTTACCTACTGAGGCTTTTGGATTTTGTGTTTGAGAATTTAGTTGTTGGTTATTCCATAAATTTATAGTACTAATATAATATTTTTGAGTAGAAGAAGGATTAAGTTGAGTAGATGGGGATGGTAATTCTTCTATTATATAAATTAATTCACCTAATAAAGGGTAATAAGATATATTTGGTAATAGTGGTTTAGCAATTTCACACTTATCAAATTCACTATCAGTAGTAATAGTATCTATATTTTTAGTTTTATTATAGTCTAAAAAAAATACTGTTCCTATACCACTATAACCTCCTACTTTTTCAAATTGTCTAAATGTTGGAGTACTATTTGTAGTTACAACACCCATAACTTTACCTATCTTAACATTAGTTAGTTTTGATGAAGCTACTGAGTTAGGTGATTTATTAATTCCTGATGAAAATGAACCTACACCTGTTTTTATATTTAAACCTTCTGCCATTACTTAGTAGTTTCGTATTGAATTTGTTGAGTTTTAGGAGCTTGCTCTAATAACTTTTTACCTTCTTCTTGAATATCTTTTTGTTCAGCTAATAAAGCTTCAATTTCACTCATATCAATTAATGAGTCTGCTGATGAATTATTAGAAGATACAGCACGTTGTGCGATAGCTGCCATTTTAATTAATTGTTCATTGTTCTTTACATTAACATCAATTAAATCTTTAACAGTAGGCATTAACATCACCGCGGAACCCGCGTTAGATGTTGCCATAGGTTTCATAGTATCAATAAACTCGCCGATTTGTTTATCAATATCCTTATTATTCTTGTGTATTTGTTTAAACAGATCCGATAAA